GTCAGTTGCTTTCATTATTTCTCGGGCAATATCATTGCAGAGTTCTTCCTGCAAAGTGCCACGGCGAGCACACCACTGAGCAATCCTAGTATACTTAGATAGCCCGATAAGTTTATTTGCGGCAAGGATTCCAATGTAGGCAACGCCGCTAACAGGCTGATGGTGATGACTGCACATACTACGCAACTCACTGCGCACAACCAACATACCTTCATATCTATCCTCACTATCATTTGGAAAAGCTGTTGCACTTGGTTCTGGGTCATAACGCCCTGCCATAATTTCATTAAAATACATTTTGGCTAATCTATGTGCTGTGCCTTGACTATTGGGATCCTCGTCAATGTCGATCAATAGACTTTCCAGCACAGTTTCGAACGCCTCTGTGGCTTCGTTAATTAGAATCCTTTTATCTTCTTCAGTAACGTAGTCACTGATGTTGTCGCCGGCCCAAAACCTCTTACCATCTGCTTGCATTCTGCGACGAATGCTGTCGCCTAAGTATCCTGCCATTTATTGATCTTCCTGTTTAAGTATATCTACCATCTCTTGCTTCTCTTTTTCTTTGAGATCATTGATATCGTACTTCTCAAATCTATAGCCATATTTCATGGAAGGCATAAGTGCTACCTTTTCAAATAGATCCATTTGCTCTTTACTGACACTGAAGATATGTCCCTGTACCGGACCGTCAGTAGTATCATTTTGAAGTTTAGATTTACTTTTTGCCTCACCCACTAATGACTGTCGCCAAGTGTAACTCTCGGGATCTATGGCGTCGGCAAATACAGTTATTTTTTTATCTTCTCTTGAGCTGGCCCAAGCAACATATAGGTTGTCAGATTCATAGAGTCGATCATACTCTTCGGGAGTAGATGATCTTTGTGTAAACAGTTCATTTAAAAATGGCATATTGCTTCCTTGTTGTTACATTATATAGACTATTTAGGCCTGAGTCAAAGTTTATGGTAATTTCATTTGTCATTCACTATTATAACTTAACCATAAATTGATACGCTACCATTATGGCTATATAAATATCTGCATGAAACGTGCCGTCTTATGTGTGGACAATCCACAAGATTTTATTCCCCAGTTAAAAGATCATTCGATAATGATCATAAATCCTAATGCCCCTGAGGCTAGGAACCGATACCTATTGGAAAATTCCGACTGGAGTTTATACATCACTCGAGATCAAGAAAAAGTTAGAAATGGTAATGACTATCCTAACGAAAGAGTACTTTGGTATACATCAGGCACCACAGGAGATAGTAAGTTTTGTAGCTTTACACAAGCACAGCTAAACAACATGGCTGCTACTATTGTTAGATCATACAACTTGACAGCTAACGATAGATATACCAGCATCATGAGCTTATGGCATGCGCATGGGCAGGGTTTTTACTGGGCAACGCAATTAGCAGGATGTGAAACTACCTACGTTACTATGAAAGACATTAAAACCTTTCCCTCTACTAAGCCAACTTTTATAACTGCCATTCCTGATGTACTAAGAGTTATTGCTGAATTAAATTTTGACAATTTAAGATTTATACGTTCTGCCAGTGCTCCTATGTCACACGATTTGTATCACAAGTTAAGCACAAAGTTTAATGTACCTATCGTAGAAGCATTTGGTATGACAGAAGCAATGAGTCACTGTTTCACTAATCCACTTGCCGGCCCACAACGAGTTGGCACAGTAGGATTGCCTGATGGCATAGAAGCTAAAATTGAAAATGGTCATTTGATGATCAAGGGTTTTAATATTTGTCATGGTGATTGGTACGATACAGGAGACCTAGCTGACCAAGATGAAATGGGTTACTATCGTATACTGGGTCGTAGTCGTGATCAAATTAACGTCAAGGGTTCTAAAATTAATCCTGTAAGTATCGAACGACAGTTACTACAGAACATTCCGGGTATGCAGGAATGTGTAGTATTTGGTACAGATCATGTTAAGTGTCTATATGTAGGTACATGCGATGAAGATACTATCAAGAACTTTTTGATCAGCCTTGGTAAACATTGCAAACCAGCAGTACTCAAGTGTGTTGATAGTATTCCACTTAGCCCAGCAGGAAAAATATCTAGGGCTTTATTAGATTCCTGTCATTAAGGAACTTGTACATCTCGTCAGCATACCATCTATAAGCTTCATCGGTTGGATGTAATGTCTTGGTATCCCACATCTTCATGTTTTTAGCTTGTCTAAAAAGACTAGCAGGATGCACATAATTCCAATCAATCTTATCGTAGTAATTTTTAAACTGTTTGAGTCGCATCAGAGTTCGGTACCAAACAAAGGTATACGGTATGCCGTAGGACTTAAGAGTAGACTGAAGCGACAATGCATGAGTTAACATTATCTGGTGATTGGTCTCATATGTTGGCATAGTGAGAAATCGACACTTGAACAATTCATTTTTAGTTTCAGCAGCTTCTCCAGAAGGCATTATATTGTCATTAGTATGCGGCCATATCCATTCTGACTGCATATATTCGGCATGTGGATTAGTATTTTTTCCTTTCCTAATCCAGTCCGGCATTGGTAGTTTATGCTGAGTTCTAAATTCAATACGATCAGCAATATTCCAAGATACCAATACTAGATCATACGACCTTTCAGTAACTTCTGCTATTACAGCATCGTGCATATACTGATTCCCACATCCTGCCCTTGCTATATTTACAACTTCACAGTTTAACTTTTGTTGTAGATGATAGATCCACGTGCGCTGCGACCATGGGGTTGACAGATCAGGCATTACTACTGAGGCACCACAGACTAAAATTTTCATTTTATATTTAATAGTAAATTACTGGCTGAAAAGAAATCCTTGGATAATCTGTCTGCTTGCTGTTTTACTAGAGGAAGTAAAGACTCATAGTTGCTCATGAATGACATAAGTTTTTTAGCTAGATACGGACGACTTCTTTCATACAATTTATAATTTTCAGTGAACGAAGAATCATATCTAAATTCATCATAATACATTTCTCTGTAACTAAGTCTATCAGGTACCATGGGGATAGCGTTAACAACTGCACCCTCGTAACAACTAATGCCCAGTGTCTCCTGTAGGTTAGCACTGAATACTACTTTTGCTTCACCTAATAATGTATGGTATTCATGTTTAGTTAGTTCTTGATCCTGACACACAACGAATTCATACTGTGGTAACTTGGTTGCTAGGTCTCGAAATATTTCCACTTGTTTTTCCGGGGCAACACGATGCGGGAATAGTACAAGATCACGCTTCTTTAAATTTTTATATGGAGTAAGCAATTCATCCATATATTCCATGGGCCACCCAGTACGGGTTACATACGGATTTGCGCCATTGTCTACAGTATCAAATAGGTTCTTAGCAAACATCTTGATGTGGAAGTCTGTGGCAAAATAGTTATGATCAAATGCAAAAAAGAAACTTTTCTCTGCATGCCTAACCCAGGGTTTATCACCGATTAGCCGGCCTAGGAAATCCTCGGGATCATAACTACCTGCATGCCATAACCCATGTGTTGTTACAGGAATGTTTAGTAACTCACTCATGTATCTAAGGTTAATAATACCAGGATGCCAAGCGTCTGTAAAGATAAAATGATCGCCAGGCTTAACCTCGCCCTGGGTGAAGAGTCTACCCATAGTTTCAACTTGTGCAGCTTTGTAGATATTGGTGCCCCCAAAATTAAGAAAAGCACCAGGAGTTGTAGCATTAGGTATATCAGTAGGTCCGTCAATAATATGGACATTATGCCCCGCCTTTTCAAGTAACAGTGGAAGATGAGTCTTCCACTGCCCGGTATACCGGGTTGATACTGCTTCCAGATCGACTAAAAAAACTGTCAATTTATTTTCCCAAATCTACGTGCATCTTCAGCCCACATGTTCTTGGCGTTTTTGCCCTGAACAAATTTGTTGTATTGTTGCCAAGCATACGCTTTAAAATTATACAAATCGTTCTCGTTGTAGCGATAACCATAATCTCTACAGAATTCTAAAAACTTCTCAAGATCATCAAGAGTTTGATTTGCACGTTCGTTAGGCTTGAAAGACAATTTTGCCATGTTAATTCCTTTAAATTACTACTGTTTGTGAAGGGCGAGAAAATTCGTATTTAATAAGGCATCCGTTCTCACCATCTTCGGAGACCTCAATCCACACCGCACGTTTAGCATAACGTGCAGCAATGTTAATATATAAATCATCTGCAAGCATCTCTACACTTTTAAAGTCCAACTGTAATACGTCTTTACTGTAAAGATTTTCCAACCATCGTTTAAACTGAATAAACTCAATATCACGATCGTTGTGAAATACGTCAATCCACACACGAAAGTGAAAAATATGTCTATGCTCATTAGCTAGAAATGATACATCATATTCATCACCTGTTGCCAGTGCAGGATCTGTTGCTGCTGCTGGATATTTGTGAATACCTTCCTTGCGAAAGGTTACCCATATTTTACGTTCTGCTTTATCCATAATACGAACAGCTTCTTCCGCTAATGCTTGTTGTCGTTGTTGATCCATTATTTGTTATCCTGCCATACAATATAACCACGGCTATAATTTTCGGGACGATTTAAACCATCGTCAAAGGCTTGATGCCACTCACTGTCTCTATTATACGCTTTAGACCAGAAGTAATCAACATCTAAGTTACCTTTACTTACCCAAAACTCCGCTCGTGCCATGACTAAATGGAACCGTGGGTTACGCGGACTGGGAAATACCATGGTACATGCTTTCCACAGCAGTTGACTAAAATTAGTTGTGACTTGTTTCTGTGTGCCCATGATTACCAAGGCACCAAGATTCAATATATCGCTATCAAATACAGTAGTCTTATCACTTAGGTCAATAACAACATCGTACTGCCCTTTGGGTTTATCCTGTAATCGATCTTTCCACATTGCTGTGTTGCTGCTACCCACAACGTCCACCTCAAATCGCAAACCTTCTATGATTAATGAGTTATACGCTACCCAAGCCAAAAATCCACTGCCCAGGATCAGTAGTCTACTACCCTCACCATGCCGCGTTAGTAGTTCATCATATGACTGCATGATAAGGTTGTATCCGCATGCCACGGGTTCAATAATGTAACGAGGATGAGCCTCAGGCACAGATACATACTCGCCCTGTCTAACATTGTAGTAATCGGAATATGCTGGTTCACCTCGAGTAGAGACCAAGTCACCTACCCGTACGTCCAGTACATTTGCGCCGACACGAGTGACTTTTCCCAGACCTTCGTGCCCACTCATTTCCAAGGGCAACGGACCAAAGCCCCCTGTCATCATGTCAATGTCACTGCGGCATACTCCGGTCATAACAGCCTTGACTTCAATCTCATCTGCTGTTGGGTCGGGTTTATTCCAACCTGTTTCAACAAACGATCCTTTCCCATCTGTATATAAAATTCTTGTTCTCATGTTGCACCCACTAAATCAAGCGATTCAATTGTTTTATGTATCCACATATCTAACTCATATTGATGTTGCCAGTATGCATCAACATCAACCATTTTGACAGCAGTATCGATCATACGTTTATACGCATCTTCAGGACATAGTCCTAATTCATAATAATAGCGCGACCCATCCTCAAATATCATTAGGATACTGCGATCGTCACCATTTAAGGTACGCCAATCACTTTCAATAAACCATTTGCGACCCTGCGCATCATTAAAATGTAATTCCATATGATCTTCAACGTCATATACACCATTAGGATTTACTGTGCCATAATCAGTTTCAGTTAAGTCTTTTAATTGCCATCGTTGATCAACTGTTTCATAATCTAGTTTAGCTTGATCATGCGTAAACCCCGATAGCGATTGAAATAAACTTAATAGATGTGGAATTAAATCTCTGCTTACTCCACCAAACGATAAATCATACGTAGTAAACCAAGTACCAGGATTAGGAACACGATCGTTGTTGTTCCAAGTTAGATTAATAATCTTTGCCTTATGCGCTAATTGTGTTAACACGTTAATATTATCACGATATTGATTATTTTTAACCATCATAAAACGAGTTTTAGGAAATTCATTACATAAGTGTTTCCATTGAGCAGAAGTTTCTAATCCTGGTTTTTCAATGAACACGATACTGGCATGTTTAGCCACAGCCCTTGCTATCTCCAAATGAGTAAAGTTTGGAGTGCAAATGTTTACTGTATCAAAATATGCATGTTCCTGCAACGCTGATTTTACACTAGTATAATCGGCTGATCTGCTGGCATCGGTGTCGACTGTAACGACCTCATGACCTAGATCAATCAATACATGAAGATATAATTGCCCAATGCCCATTCCTATTACAAGACTCTTCATTCGGATTTTTCCAGATCTTCAAGTTTAGACTCATCCAGTTCAGATTCATCTACTTGCGTATAATCGGGGATTTCAAATAACGCATCAAACATAGTACGTGAATTGACAGTTTTCTTTCCAGTAGCACCTTTGGTACCAACAAATCGTTGCCAGAATTTATCATGATGGTCAATGAAAGCAAGCGCATCTTCTAAGTTATCAATGGAAAATATAGCATCCACTAGATCCCTAAAGTATAGCTGTTCAAACTTTTCTTCCACCAGCATAGTGGGGCAGATTCCAGCATCATACTCGCGATTGGAACGCTGTACAGATTCGATATGAGTCCAGACATTATGTCCCATTAGTAACGCATAGCTAAACGAGTCCCAACTGGTTCTACCTATTTTGCCTATTTTATTTAAAGCCGGCACCACTGTATAATGTGCTGGGTTAGTCGGATCAAAAGTTTCTGTCCCCAGTTCAGCCGGAGTTTTAGGAACTCCATCTTTATAGTAACAGATATCCTTAACCAGGAAGTTTGCACTAACTGGGCTTTCGTCAAAATGCTTAATTAAGCCATCTTGTAGTACAGCATCACGGTATGTGCGTGTGTCAGCAGCATACTTCTTATCATCAACAATAGGACTCATACGATAGCACCACTTCTTCCTGTCTTGAATATCAATTTGATGATATACTTGTCCATTGGCAGTAGCCAGGAAAGGACTAGCGCAGTCAAAGCTAACAGTAAAGTTTGGATTGTGATATTTACGAACAGCACGTTGAATGTCAGTCAACATTAATGCCCACTCAAGTCTACCGATACCCAGGAAGTGCATCCAGTCATGTAGACCTTCTTCAAGCAAACCTTCAAACCTAAGTGTCACTATACGTTTCAATACCAGTTCAATATCAGACGTATGTTGTCCGCCCAGTGCCCAGCCATTAAAATGCTTACCGGGATATTGTTTTGGATCACAATACTTCTTCATGGTATTGTACCACTTGTGTGCGTCTGTTTGATTGCCACCCTGCAATACATTTAAGAATTTACATTTGCCAGAACGATTGGCAATAAAATATTCATTATTGATATACGTAGCGTCAACAGCGTCTTGATATGTATTGATACCAGTGACCTTGCGACTATTGGGAAAGTTAGTAATCCAAGTAGGCACATCCAGTACCATACCATAGTCCATGTACGCATCCATCCAGGCAAGAACTTGCTCACGTTTTTGTTTTGCTTTGGGACAAGCAGGATTTTTCCAATCACCTTCCCATCGACCTTTGCCGATCTGGAATCCGCCTGAATCACCCAACAAGAATGTATTGGGATCACGATTACGTACCATGTCCTCAGCCCAGTCCTGTTTGTTAATATCTAAATTAGCATGTCCCGCGGAGTACAGGCTCCATTTGTATGGGAACAATGCCTTTTGGTCATTAAGCCAATTAAGCATCTCCATGTCCTGGATATTGGCGGGCATACGTGCAGGTTCAACGTGTACACCACCACGTTGTTTGCCTATGTAGCTGGAGTAAAAACCCGACAATGCAGGAAGAAAAATCGCATAGTCCAGTTGTTTGGCGGTAAGGTTATCTTGAGTCATTGATTACTTTGTCTGCGCTGGAATAATGAATGTATAGATTGCCAAGCCAGAGTTAACAATGATTTGCGTAGCGCCACCATCACTGATGCGCATAATTTTGTCACCGGCCAAGTCCAGGATGCCAATAACAGTCTTAACGGGCCATTGCCATGCACGTTTGATATCACCGCCTACGTCAGGTTGGAATACAAAGTTACCAGCGTGTGAGCTATGGTCACCAAAGTAAAATTTCAGATCTCCATCTTCAACTTTAGCTTGGAATGTATTTTCTTCTTCATTAGCAGATGCTTGCATCTTTAAGCGCAGGATAGCAGCCGCACTGGGTTCAAATTCAACATTCCATGTAACGTCTTTAAACTTGGGAGGTTTGATCTTTTCATTGGCCAGGGCTTCTGCCATAAAACGATAACTGTTTTTAAAGTCACCATTGGTGTTTACAAAAGTCAGTTGATCCGGGGCTCCGGTATCTTTTCGGCTCATAGTTAACTTAGCGCCTTCTTGGTATTCTTTTAAGTTCAATAGAATACTAAGTTTCTTCAAATTGGGCATACCAAATGTACCCATGAAGTCGGCTACAGGATTGATAAACATACCGTCAATTACTACCGAACGATCGTCGGCAATAGCGTTGAAATTTGTTTCTGTGTCTGTACCTGAAATTCTTAGCTGGTCGATGCCGCCTAATGCATGAATGTGACTGATTAAATCTAATAGATGATCTCGCATTTTATTTCCTTTTATAATAAATGTAGTATAACAGATTGTATTTAGACCTTGCAACTATTTTGAAATTATTTTTGCCAAAGTCTGTCCGCCTCTCAGCGATGATAGTGTACCGGGTTTGCGTAATTCAAGCCAGGTCTGTGGGCCTTCATCATGCCAGCAATAATCTATAGTATACCCCATGGATTTTGCCAATTCAAAAACTAGACTGCCTGGTGTATAACTGCCGTCTTTCTTTTCTTCCACTAATTTTACTGCTTGCCAACGATCACAGTCATTAAACGTCAGCATAAACACTCCACCTGGTCGTAATTTGGTATAAATTTCCGACAGGTATTTCTTAATTACTTCAAGAGGTCTAAAATTAAAAAAGTGACAACCTACAATCACACCAAACTGATTATTGGGTAGCTTATCTAATAGCGGGTCGTCAGTATGTTCCTTGATAACATAAGGCCGTAGTCGTCTCTGATATTGCGGATTAAATTTAGTTAGTACTGGTTCTAAAAATTGATGGCTAACTTCAACGAGATATAAGGGATCGTATCCCACCATATCATCAATGAAGTTGGCAAATCCCGGGCGGAAAATCATAGCGGGATAATGCCAATCCACATTTTTCTTAACTCTAGAATAAAACAATTCAAGGTTAATATCTGGTTGCCAACGTCTTCCTAGAATATGGTGCGCATCGTAGATACTTTCATCATGGTATGCGCTATAGCTTTGTTGAAATAATACTCGTTCTGCTTCTTCAATGTTGCTTTTTAAGTTGCGTTTAATCTCAGATAATTCATTGTCAAAAGAATTAAACGCTTTTTTGATAGCGGCATGACTGTTAGCAATCCTTTCGACATCAGTAGACGAATGCACGGACATTACATGAGAAAATTCTTGTAACGCTATGTCAGCTTTCTCAAGGATAGGCGGAACCGACAGCTTATCCAGTTGATTTTTAAAGTGTACTAATTCTGTTACTGTCATTTAAAACTCAAATATTGATTGAAAAGTATTTTCCGTATTAGTGGCACTGGCTAAATCCCAGTTTAGCACACTTAACAAGTTATCGATCTTTTGGTCTACAATTGTGGCTTCCATTAAACTGTGATCAAATGGTAATTCCTTGAACCACTCAGGCAAACGTTGTTCATCTGTAGGATAACCAATACTAGTCCAACCTAGAGGGTTAGCCTTTAATTTACACACAACAGTTTTCATACCATCAACAATCTGCATACTATATTTGTCGCTATTCATTCTACGCAGATTATTCCAATTTAATGCTGCACGAACATGCCCGGGAAGATTAGCCTTGCCCGCAGCTTCTTCTTTCTTGGTGTATGTAGTTAAATTGTTAACCCGTTTAGGAGTGCCTTTTTCCCAAGCTGGTCTATCTTTAAACGCATACTTAAACTCACGTATTCGCTCAATAATGTCATCACGCGATGTTCCCGTCAAGACCTTTTCCAGGATCTCATACAAAAAATCCTGCACCACTTTGGGAGTATCCGATCTCTTTAGATCCAATCCCATGGCCTTGATTTTACCTGGATTACCATCAGTATCCAAACGTTTGCCTTCAAGGTCATAAATCAACACAGCATAACGTTTCTTGGTAATAAACAAACTGTTAGATGCCACCAGCTCACGTCCTGCTTTGATCAGTTCGCCCATCTCCCGCGGGCAGTGAAATGCCTGTTCCATAAATGCCGGAAATGATTCGTTAACTTGATCAGCAATATTGTCATATAGCTGTATACACATGTCCTTGTTCCAGGTCATTGTGCCTTTAGTTACCTCGTCTTTAATCGCGGGCCAGGCAGTAAAATAGCATGAGTCCGTGTCACCATATACAATAGCTTCACCTACGTGATCCTTGACACCCATGATACATTCATTGATATGTCCGGCCATATGACGTGCAATACTACGACCAGTTAGCGTAGTTGACTGTCCAATACGCTTGTCAAAGAATCTACAATGTTGATTAAGAATAGCACCATATAGACTGTTTAGGTTAATTTTCTTAACCAATTGTCGCTTATCCCAAAATGCTATCTCTTTGGGATCTGTTGCTGCTTTCTTCTTGGCTTGTAGCGTTTTTCTCTCAGCATACCATCGTTCCAGTAGTCCTGGGACAACACCTTTGCGCTCATAAGTAACAATAGTACCATTAGCAGTCAGTATCCAGGGTTGGTTACTGTTGAACACCATGTGCCAGATCTCAGCAGCTGAGTGTGCGGATTTCTCTCCGTTTTGCCAATCTACTGTGATTTCAGTACCACGCTGTTGCTCCATTACCGCAGTATATTCTAACGATGCAAATATACCTTCCCAAGCGGCTGTTGCGGATTTTCCCTGACTCATGAGATCATCAAGATATCGATCGGTCATTACCGGACGTAATTGGCCAATTACAGTTTCCATTCCCATATTCAACGCACGAATAGCTGATGGATACAGACTGTTAATATCCACCGCACCAATCCATTCGTGTATGCCTTTTTTAGGATATGCTACATAAGCACCAGCAGCCGCAGTATCCTCATCATGCAATCGTTGTTTCTTATTGGGAACAACTAAACCACGCTCATGTGCTTCATTAATAATAGCCTGTTCCGTCACCGCCACTGCGCTCATGGTCTTCTGTAGAGTCACTGTGTTAGCGTGTGCCAGTTCATTGGCTAGGTCCAAGAAGCGTAACTTGGTATCAAGTTTATTCAGGATCATTGTATCCTGTCTGTTATACTCAATAAACTTTTTAAAGTTTTGATTATACAGTTGATCCAGTGTTCCTTCGTATTGTGTCTTATGTTCGTTTAACTCGTACTCAGCAATAGCATCCAGACTATAACTATGTCTTTCCTCATATGTATATTGTATATACAACTGCATGTAATCCAGATGTATACGCCCAATTAAATCATATGTTGTGCTGGTAGTGCCGTAGCGTTCGTAGTCACGGGGCTTGGGATATTGTCCCCATAGACAGAATCTACGAGTATCGTCTTTACTCAACACACGAGTAATACGATTCACTGTGTAGGGAATATCATAGCCCTCGCTATTCCAACCTGACAGTACATCTGCATCTTCAATTAGATCCAGGAAAGTTTTTAGCATCTCCTCCTCACTATCAAATACAATAGTGTTTTGAAATTCTGATGCTATCTCTTGTGCTGTTTCCATACTCATGTGGTTGGGAGGAATAACCAAGGTAACCAATTGATCTATCCATTGCAGATAGACCGATATTGCTGTAATAGCGTTAAATGGATCTGACGTAGGACTGTACCCACGCTCTTTATGAAAATCTACTTCAATATCGAAGAACGCTGCATGTAGTGTTGGCGCATCTTTGTCTTTATAGTTTTCTTCTAGACAACGGAACACGGGATTAATGTCGGATTCGTAAAGCTGCCGACCTTTTTGCACAGCCACTTCCCTACGAAACTCTTTTAGGTTTCGGCTGGAGAAACGTGCTACTGGAGTTCCATATATTGACTGGAACTTGCCACGTGGATCGTCATAATAAAATATATGATTAGCCGGATATTCTTTGTATACCCGTTTACCATCAACTCGCTCTACAATATGTATACGATCCGATTCACGTGAATATAATGCGTCTACATAACTCACTTAAAGAGTTTTCCCGACCTGTGTTAGGATAGTTTCTAACAGTTCATGGTCCTGCTGCTCACGGCCGAATTCAGATTTGTGAGCTAAACGAATTGCCTTTTTAAGGATACCGGGTTTAATTTCCAATTCTTCTGCTACGGCTTTAATGGTGTCATTCAATCCACCAGTAAGTGTTTCGATTTCTTGCATAACTGCCATACCCTCGTTAATCATTGATTCGAGTTTTTTAGTGGCTTCACCTGAGAAAGTTCTGTCTGACATAATATTTCCTTGTTAAAAATATATTATACATTAATCACTATATTAAACAAGAGTAATGGTAAAATGGGGGTTACTTTATCCCCCGCCCACTACGCGGGGCAGTTCAATTGCGCGGACGCCTTTACCGCAGCATCAAACGGATCCTAAGGTGGATTCTATTGTAGGTGCGTATGGATTACGCTTGTAATCACTGTCGTCACCTTCCTGTTGTTCGGGATATACTGGATAATTATCCATTATGTGGTTTCCAATTGTAATCTACATTGATCACTGATATGTTTTTATCAGCATAATATTTATTTACATCAAACTTGGGGTCTGTAATCTTCATACGTGTTTTGGTACCATCGTCAAAATATACACGCCAAACAAAATACTGACCCGGCTTTAGGTCGGGAATATTGTCGTCGGGTGTTGGTGGTGGAGCAGCGGCTGGTGCTGCTGCATTGGGGTCTACACTTTCTTTAACTTTTTTTTTTACTTCTGCCAATAGCATATTGTATTCGTACTTGGCAGACTCATATACTGCTGGATTGCCAATAACGTTATATCCAGACGCCATGGCCCAGGCTAAAAAGTTAGTTGATTCTGAAAAGTCAAACGAGCCCTTGTGCTTGAGTTTACGGAAGTCACCTTTCTTAACATCTAATGCTTTATTTTGATGAGCGCCTGTACCTGGCCCAGCTGTCTGCGCACCTTTGGCCACAAGGTTTCTAGCCTGTGCGCTGACTAGATTATTACGGTTAGGATTTCCTTTAAATGGATCCGCAGCCTTCATAGTTAAATCTTCGGGCTTCTTTAAATTGGTTAAAGGATCAGAACGAACTGTCATGTTACCCATGGCGCCTTCTTCCATGGAGCCAAAACCTTGCCCTGCACGTGGCGCACCTTTTTGTGTACCTTTATAGTATCCACCGAACTTGGCACCTGTTGAGTCATTGGCTGCACGTTTCATACTCTTGGGTTTTGATCTATTTGCCCGTTCGTTGACCCTAGCCTGTAAACTTGCCCCTACCGACGTGGCCTGCTGTTCCGTGTCAAAATCTTGTTTCACAAGTGTGTATGCTTGCTGATATGTTGGAATTCCTGTATGTGGAGGATCGATTTGGCCTTCGTTAGATAAACCGGTGTATGCTACATTTGGACTATGGTACGTAATGGTAAAGGTGCCGTCCGGTGCTTGCGTAATCGAAGCAAATTTTTCATTAGGTGACTTAAATTCTTTCCCACTGTTCTTTTTCATATTCGCCTGCAGGGCCAAGTTAGATGCTGCGGTGCCTGCCGTGTATTTGCCGGCGCCCAAATTCTTATCTGTAAATGCCTGACTAAGTCGGTCCTGTCGGCTAACACCCATTCTAGCTAAATCTTGACCTACTGCGCCATCCTGCGGATTTACTTCCTCTCGTATGCCCGGGCGATTCATTCGTCGTGCAACTGTCTTGGGCTTGGAGTTATTCTTTGACTCAGTTTGTGGTCGGTAATTTTGGGGATTTATTCGTCGGTCGAGTTGATCTTTAGCTATTATGCGGTTGTTCTGCATTTGGACTTGCATTTCTTGTTCGTATCTTTCGGGATCTGTTCGGCGGAGGTATTCGAGTTTGGTTTCACCAGGTGGTGCCTTTTTCGTAGGTGCAGGCTCTTCGTACCCCGGCGCAGGCATCGCTTGCCCCATTTCAGGGCTAGGCTGTGCCTTTACTGGTGGAGCAGGTTGTGCTGGCTGGGGTGCAGGTTTGGGTTGTGCCGGAGCAGGTTGTGCTGGCTGAGGTACAGGTTTAGGTTGAACTGGTGCCGGAGTTACTTTTTTTGGTGCATTTAATGTTGGGTCTTGCATCCAACGTTTACGTTCTTCTTCATCCCTTGGCCCAACGCCTGGTGGTTGCACTGGTGCAGGTTGTGCCGGCTGCGGTACAGGTTTAGGGCGTACTGGTGCAGGTTGTACCTTTTCAGTACCGTCCGGATTATAGTGTTGATTAAAATAGTCCTCAGCGCCACTTTTTGGTCCATAGACTCCGCCTTCACGTTTTCGTCTTTCAGCTTCGTCTGAACTGATTGTTGTAGTAACTGGTCCAGTTTGTTGCGCAGGTTCTTCAGGTGCAGTTGTTTTTGGTTGTGCTGGTTGTTGACGCGGCACGGGTTGAGCTGGCATTGGTTTAGCCGTCTCTGGCGGCTTAATGTCAGGTTGTCGTTTTGCTTCGGCATCTGTACCAGGACCCCATAGTCCGTCTGCAACGAGTGCTGGATTCTTTTTTCTTAATTCTTGTTGCCAATCATAAACCTGGGGATCAGCACCAGGTGCTAACCCTGGGCGTGATTTTTGCGGTGCTGGAGCAGCACGCTGTGGCGCAGGAGCAGCACTCTGTGGCGCAGGAGCAGCACGCTGTGGCGCTGTAGTTGGCACGCTAGGCGGAACAGCATATTGTGAGTTATTCGATGCCAATGGATTAGTAGTATCTACTGGGCTACTGGGCATATTAGGAACAGCATATTGTGAATTATTTTTTGCTAACGGATCAGAAGTGTCAGATGGTGCCTTTTTCGTAGGCGCAGGCATCGCTTGTCCCATGCGGTTATCCACTGAATCATTAGGCGGTGCGGCCTTTTTTGTAGGCGCAGACTTATCTTGTCCCATGCGGTTATCCACTGAATCATCGGGCTCTGCCCAGTTTGTAATGCCGTTATCCACTGAATCATTAGGCGGTGCGGCCTTTTTCTTCGGGACTATTGTAGTGTTATCAGGGCCATATTCGTAATCGCTGAAATTAAATGGAGTTTTGCTGGCAGGAGCCGGACCTTTTTGATATTGCATTTCAGGGGGATTAGCTGGCGCAGGACCTTTTTGATATTGCATTGCAGGTGGCGGGGTGCCTTGGATCGACCATGTCGGCCGGCGCTGTTGACTTCTATATCCACTAAATGCTCCGCCGCCAGTATCGGATCCGACAAATCCATTGGCAGTATAATTGTTTGTTTCTCCTGCTTCAGAAATTCTTTTTCCAGGTGTGGATTTCATCCATTTACTTAATTCTTTCGATAATCCTTCCTGAATATTTCCCTGTTGGATCATTCGTTTAATAGCCTCTCTGGCGGCTATCTGATGCGGCTGATCAACCTCTTGATTTGTATAGTCCGGAGGATATTTTTTACCCATAGCCATCACAGTTTCTCTCCACTTAGGATGACTATATATTTGAGAAAGGGTAATTTCACCGGGTGCATATTCTTTAGGCTTCATTTGTCCAGATTGGAATGCCTGCGCCATAGTCCGCGAATCTCTAGCTGTTTGATCAGCTATGCTATCTTCTTTAACTTTTTTTCTATTTTTGTTATCCAGCATACCACGTTTGTTGGCAGTGGCCCAGGCAATGCTTTCGGCATCTTTCTTTGACTTGCCGGCCTTTTCCTCGCTCTTTTCAACGTAGCCAACAAAACGATCTACCTTTTTGCCTTCCGCCACACCTTTCTTTAGATGAGCAATAAAATCATGCATTCCACCTGGAGGATTAGTGCCGTTGTGTTTCTTGTAATTTTTTGCAAAAATAATGTAATTTTTTGCAAAGTCCGGATGTTTTGGATCCCACTTGTCGTAAGCGTCTGCAGAGTCGTAGCCTTCCGCCACACCTTTTTTCGAGTTGGCTAATTCTTGCTGGATCATTACAGGAAGATCAACCTTGCCTCCTGTATAACTCTTGATACTCTTGACGATCCATCTAAGCATTCGAGGATCATTTTGCTGAAATTCTGTCATGACGTGGATGCCAGATTCTAGAGAATGTTTAAAGGCGATAACTAAATCTTCGAGTCCTTCTGACGCTTCCCATAACCAGTCGGATCTAACAGTGGCACGTCTCATTCTGTCTTCAATGCTTCGTGATTCCTGCCAACATGCGTCTTGAAGATCATTCAAGTGTTTAGCAATATATTTGTTGACTGGTATTGCATTACCTGGTGAAATATTGGGTGTCATGCTAGGGACGCCTTCCGTCACACCTTTCTCTTTTGGTTTAGCAGACTGATGACGCTTAACCGATTTGTTACACTTGGTGCAATGTAGCACACCATCCATATCGTCGTGCTGACTAGTTTCTTGATAAGTGCCTTTTTTACAGGCAGTACATTTCTTACCAGTCATATCAATTTTCTGTTCATTTTCCGTCACACCTTTCTTACGTATATTCATAAAATCGGTCTGATCTTCGGGACTGCCGCCCATTAAATTGTTAAATGCGCCACGACTATCAGCTGTTCGTTGTTCTTTGTCAGCCTTCTTCTTAGCATGGTATGCACGAACTGCTGTACGGTGATTTTCTTTATGCTGATCTTGCGGATCTACCGATTCACCAAAATGACGTCGATATGCCTGCTGCCCCTCTTCATAAGCCTTGTGCGCTGGGCTATGTGGATTATAGGGATTTTTATGAATGCCTTTTTGTGCATCAGAGTAACCGCGACTATGTTCTCTTTTACTCTCCGACTCCGTACCATCTTCTTCAAAACTATGTCTTTTAAATTTAGTAATAAGAGCGTGTGCTTGCCGACGATTAACCAACTGTGAGCCCAGCTTTTCATCTAATTCCATGCCATCGTCGCCATGCCAATAGTCACATAATTTATGTGCTAGTCTTTCAACTTGACTAGGGTCTACAATATCTTGTAGGAAACCTTCGGCTTTACGTATAACTTCATTATAGTCACCGGAATCACTATTGAAAGGTGCGTATTCACTATTAGTCCATCTGTCGAATAGATCTCTGATAGTATGTGCCTTATTTCTTCTCGAACGGTCATTTTCAAACAGGTTAAACAAATTCATTACGCTTCCTCAATATAATCATCAGATCCACCGCTTTCGTGTTTGGCTCTACGGTGTGCCATATACATTTCCAATGCTATTTGGCATTCATCCAGGGTCTTGAATCGAGACCGCATTTCTTTACCAGCACATTTAATACAGAACCCATCGCGCTCATCGCCATGTATTTCCACTAGCGCACTACCACCACCGCCACTCAGTCCAACTTCTTCACCTACTGGAATATGTATAGTCTTAACAGGCGCAGTTTCACGGCTTTCACGTGCGTATGTGGGGTTTGATCCGCCGCCCGATGCTGACGAATGTGGACCCTGTGTTGGATCTTCTTCCATGTCACTTACATGTGTAGGAGCCTTAGTTTTTAGTGTTCGATCTCTTAGTTCTTTTTTCTTTAAATCTAAATCTTGTTTTTGTTTTTTAATTAAAGTGTTGTCCTGTTTACCATCTTCCGCGGATTTAAGATAGTCAGCTAGTCCTTGTTTGACTCGGGCCAGTACATCTTCTTCCACGGTATCTTCAGCAAACTCTACTCCTGACACGCCGGGACTAAACATTTCGTCAGTTCTTTTCAAATTATTGAAAAGTGCTGGTTTCTTCTGTCGAGATTCTGTAACGGTTGTGCCTGTTTGGGTGGTGATACGTCCTTCCAGGGCAGCTAATCTTTCAACAATACTGTAAATTTCGTCTCTCATTATGCTCTAGCTTCTTTTAAAAAACTTGACAGCATCCAGATAAACTTGTTGGTAGCAGTTAATCTTTCAGCGATAAAATTTGCTATGTCTTGCTTGTTTTCTTGAGTAGCAGCAGCAAAACATTCATTGAGAAGTTCGACCATAACGTGAGAATCATGAAGTAATTCTTCCAACATCAATTGGGCACGTGGCACTTTAGTTTGGTCTTGAATATGTGATAATTCTTGAAAACGGGATAGACTACCCGGGGCGTATTCATCCAGAGTACGAATGAATTCTGCGATAGTATCTACAGCTTCGTACGCATCTTCGTATACTTTCTGCAGGAATTTGTGATATTGGTAAAAGTCCTTACCTTCCACGTTCCAGTGAAAAAAGTGCGCCTTCAAGTAGTAACTGAAGTCACTTGCCAATAATATTTTCATCAAGTCTGTTAGCATTACTTTTTCCGTTTATATTGTTTATATGAATCCGGCGTATTAGGCGTTGAATTCAATTCAGTAGTATATTTACCTAAAAATAAATTATCTGGACTAATTCTACGCTGAACTGTACCCATGGGCATAGACACAGTGGCAATGCTACCTGAGCTGGTGGCGCCTGCCGATGCATCTTCCTTGAGTCCTACGAATTCACACAATCTCATTCTAATATCCTAAAATGCGCATTATCCACTATTTCTGCTGGTCCAAAATCTACTGATAAACTGCCTATCTTTAGCTGGGCTAAATTAGGTGATAGCAACTCATATCTTACCTCATACACACCAGGTTCAGCTTCAACCTGTAGGTTTTCTTCCAGGGCACAATCAGTCCAGACCCAAGTGCGTTCAGTAAACAACTCGCCATTAACGTACAAGCGGTAAATGGGGCTTATTCCCTCCCATTCACAATCAATATTACTCAGTATGCGTACAAATTGTTTGGCCATACTGTATTTAGCAGATTATTTCTTATGTCCATTTCTCATGTTCAGCTGCCAGCGAGCTAACTGCCCTTTACGACCTTTTGCGTGGCTGGCCTTTTCTAATTCTGCTTTTGTAGCATGTTTGGGTATACCGTGCCTAACGCTGTCACCGGGGCGACCTGGTCCCTTGCCGTCGGCAAAGTTCTCGTATACATTGATACCGATACCCGGCATTGTTTCGTCTACATCCTTTTTCAAAAATGTATCAGCAAACTTTTTACATAAATGCCGTAACTTGCCATTTTCTGTGATGACAATATTAAAGTCGTTGTGTTCATCATGTTGCGATGGATCACGATATCCACAGTAAGCCAGCTTAACATGTTTTTCGTTTAACTCACTGGTACAGGTTGTTTCTTTGACATCGCCAGTATCTTGATTGCAGGGGCTTAGTGTTGTAACTACTACCGATCCCGGGGGAAGTTCACCGTATTCTTTTTCATAGTTGTCTATAGCGGCTCGCTCGGCATGTATGCGTTCGTTACCATATAGGTAGTTTACACCTGTTGCTACTCTACCCATGGGATCTATTACTGCTGCTGCCACCATGCCATAAAAGTCTGCTGCATCTTTTTGACCATCAATAACCATACCACACAGATCGGCTAGTAATCCATCTAACTGTTCACGGCTAAATCGTGCTCTGCGGGCGGGGGTAAAGTCACTGAGTATCATCGTTTAAACTCTAAATATTCCATCATCATACGATTGACCAATCCATCAGGACGTAGTTCTTGAGGATGACCTTGGCTATCTGTGTTTAACAAGAAGCTGTTAGCAGCCTTACCTAATGAGCCTGGGTGAATGTCTACTGATAGTGCCATTTCGTAGCGTGGATCATCGGCTTCGGCTGTTGTGGGAATGTAGCCGGATGCTTCATTTAGTCCTTTCGCCAATCCACCTAAACCATTTTCCTGTACCTTGAACGGTGTAGCAACCGGATTGGTAGCCGTAGGATCAGTAGCTGGATTGTATTTGTCAGGATGCGGCTCACCGGTTAATTCAATAGTGTTACTAACACCGCCGATCTTCTTTAATTCATCCCACCCAACTTGTAGCTCTTTGGGTAACTTTTTATTAGCCGCCGACAGATACGCCAATGTTTCTGCGTGTGAAGGAGATCCAGGAGGTGGAGGTTGTACAGATAAAGAAACGCCAGGTTTAATTGCCATAAATTTGGGCATTGTTGCTGGATTAAACTCACCAGTATGTAATTGCAGATACATTCTAGCCTGCTGTTGGGGGTCGGCACCGAAATCACCCACTGCTTCATCTGTACGCTGATACTCACTAGCATCACCTTCAAGGCTAACATGCCACGCATAAAATTTAGTTTCAGGATACTCTTTCTTTAATTCCATGAAACTATGGAGATTGGGGATAGCATCATCATACATGATTGCTTTGGTATAATTACCTTTGTCCAGTAAGCTTCGAATAATAATCTTTTTCTTTTCTTCAGTTTGCATCTTATTTGACATATTGCCCGCACGATATACATGCACTCGACTCATGTCTACGCCATACTTACGGAAGGTATCCAGGAATAATTCTCTATCATTAAAATCTGCACGAGCTGTCACCATAACAACCTTATTGCCTGTATTGATGTCATGTTTAAGTTGATCGATCATGGGAATAATTGGTTTGCTATTATAAAAGAACTCCCTAGCATCACGGAAGTCACCGAAATCAAACTCTTCTCCGGGACGTAGTTTATAGTGGGTAAAGTCATGGCTGTTGAGGCTTTTGATTATATTCCCATCCTTGACCACATGAACTTTAGTTTGTGTATGAACTAACGTATCATCTATATCAAATATCACCAGTTTTTTTGATTCGGTCCCATCAACTGCCTCACTTAATTCAGTTGGTTCAAACAATTCAGGATGTAACTTACCATACCTACGCATTAATACCCCAGCTTGTGCGTTGGCTTCATTTTCATAGTCGCTACCATCTGCACCAGCATCTGGAGGCATGTCCTGAGTTTCATTTTGTCGTTGATGTACTAGCTCATGTGCCACAGTCCGCAGTATGTCCATGATATGACGACCGCCGACCCCAACATTTAACTCGTTGGTTTGCTCGTCATATCTACCAAATGTCTTGTTACGTACAGACCATGCAGGATCTCGACGAATTCTTAAGTTGATTTCTTTTGCCAGCCCTAGCTGTGCTGAACAAAAATCAATGAAATCTTCAATGATTTCCTGTTGTGAATTTTGGGGCTCTTCATCTTTTTCCACAAACATCTTAGTATGGTCCGATACCCCACCTGGTGTTAGTGCAACTTCATCCACGAAATCACGACTATATCCATATATTGTTTTAGGTTTACGTACTCGTTCTTTTAGACTTAACTCTTTACTTTTTGCTTCGTGTCGTGCTGTTTGTAGTTGTTCAATATGTCCCTGATTGCGCAGCATTTTGAATACCAAATTCTCGGGACCAAACTCACCATGTTCCGCTAATCCCTCTTGTCGCATTTTTTTAATTTTTGCTGCAAGTTCATTCATTTTAGTAAGATCTTCTGTTTTAATAACTTTGTCAATACGATTACTTAAATCTTCATACTTGCTACGTACACTCATATCGTCAATGTCAGCTTGAACTCTACGTGGGATCTGTATCCAGTCATTGTTCATTATACTATAAATTCCCTGACTATGATGGTCTTGAGCGGCATCCTGTACATATAACTCCACAGGAATACCCTTGATTGTTATTGTATGCTCACCGTTGTATATGACTTTCTTAGCATCAAATAATTCTCTGTAGATTTCTGGGTGATCTACCCCGGATAAATCAACAATTAAGTGTAAGTCTATGTCTGAATGTGGGGTATACGAGTATGCAGCATTACTACCTGATATAGTAATATCTTTAAGCTCTAAATCATTTACGCCCAGAAAATCACGAAAATCATCAGCAATTTTCAACAACTGACTGTGTATTTCAGGATGCAGGTGCTCACGACTATCCCATAGTAATGGGTTTAGACGGTCATGAAACTTAACAGCATTGGCTAAATTAAAGGAATCGAGTTCAAGAATATTCATATTAATATTTAGCAAAAAACAAAAACCGCTACAGAATCAACTATAGCGGTTTCGTTATAAAACTACACAGGTAGCGTTATTTTTTCTTCTTACTTTTACTGGTTGCCACTACTTTTGCTACTGGCTCGGCAGGAACAGGGGGAGCTGAAGTATCTGCTACTGCTGGCTCAGCCGGTGCTTGAACTACTGATTGTGACTGATTCTGCATAGCAAGGGCATGCAAGTCTTTGTATAGCTGATCTTGTGTAGCAAAGTCAAACACGTAAGTGCCAGTATGACGCAATAATACACGTTTGTCAACCCAGATCTTACCACCTAAATCACGCCAGTTCTCGCAGAATGTCCAATCTTCTGAATAGTAACGATTCTCACGAACTGCGGTGTCAAAGTATGTTTTCATGTAAACGTTTAATTCTGGTGGTAGACCGATATCTGAGTTGAATGGCTTAACAGCAGGGTGCGCATTTAATTTCTCAAATACATGACGTTTCATCAACAGGAAGCCAGTACCTGTTTTAGTAACTTCTTGTAAGCCATCTGGACCTTCTTCAGCGCCATCAAATCCGTTAACACACCATTTAACTGGCAGGCTTTTCATAGGATATAATCCACCGATAACATCTACGTCACGATTTAACATGACCAACAGGTGCCATGGCTCCCAGCCAATATCAGCATCAATAAACATTAAGTGTGTTGAATCTGGGTTAGAGAGGAATTTAGCTGTAAGTGTGTTACGAGCACGAGAAATCAACGATTCATTTGTCATTGTTTCCATGGTCCAATCAATGCCTAATTGACGAGCTGTATTGGCCCATTTAATATATGACATAAAAGTAGATTCTGTAAGCATGCCACCGTAGCAGGGCATGCATATGTGAACGCGAGTGGTCTTAAGGAAATCAACGTTAACTTGTACTTGTCCTGGTTGTGGTGCTTGATCTACTGGTGCTGCTGGTGCGGTTGGTGTAGCTTGAACTTCGGGTGATGCTGCTTGGGTTGATGCCATGGTTTCCTCTTATAAAGTGTAAACTATTTACACTACTTGTTAGGGCTAGTAAAATTTTCTGCCTGTTTTTTCGTCTACGTAGTTGGGGGCTAAGTCTTCTTTGATGGTGTGATAACTGCGGTTTGCTGCACGTTCGGCTGATAATGCTGATTCCAATAGTTTAGCCAGTTTAGCTTTGCTTTCTGTGCGTACTACGGGCATGGGTTGTTCAATAACATCTCCGTCAATATTGGGTTCTTGTATAACAATGTCCTTGAGCTTTTTAGCAACACCCAATCTCTGATCGAATAGGTCTTTAATTGCATGGTCGTCTTTACCATACAAATCATGTATGATATGCTCGCGTTCATTTTCATTACCGTTAGTATAGGCATCACGTATAGCGGTAGCACCTTCGGCATCTTTGCCCAGGACTTTGAATGTCTTGGTTTCTGTTTCGTAAACATATGCATGTTTTGTCATGGGCAGACATTGTTTAATGCTGCCTGGATAGGGTTGCATATAACTTTTTTCCCCATTCTTTTTAATACCGTATGCAAAGCGAGGCTTCTTTCCCGCAGCAGGATCGTTTAATTGGTCTTTCTTACTGACAGCAAATATCAATACAATATTAGCCTGTTCTTCTTCACTGACATCTGCACGCAATTCAGGCATTTGATACGGGCTCTTGGACAGAATTATGTTGCTTGCAGGAACACCCAATTTGGCAAATAGTGCTACCTTGTCCTCGAATTTAAAAGGATGAGTTATTGGCGCAGTAATACCACTGGATGCAATTAATATCTTTGCTTCGGGAAATGCTTTTTGCAGCTCATTGTAGCTGGATTTATGACCACGATGTGGTGGTTCGAAACGTCCTGGATAAACTACGATGACGTTCATATTAATAGACCACGTTAGCAGAATTTATTGTGCCAGCGGTAAAGTCTGTGACACGGGCACGTATCCAGACAAAATTACCTATGACATTAAGTGCTTGCATATCGGTAGTAGGCACGCTAGCATTGCCATAAGTTGCGACTTCAAACCAAAGTGCCTGTTGCGTCAAGTCATTTAATGACGCTTCAATAGTAATAACACCCTGGAATCCGGTTGTTTGGATAATATTTGTCTGTGCAGACCCTTGCCCACCGTAATAGTTTGCCGCTGTGACCGCGTTCCCTATGAAACTGGTACTAGAACCATCGTAATTTCCCGATGGTGTACCAAATGTGGTGGGCGGCAGTAATTGTTGATTTGAGAAGGTTGTCATAGTCTATTATTTATGCTGGGATAATTGATAGGGTCTTCCTAATTAATCCCGGATACAACAAGGTCAAAACAGTTAGCCAGCTTTCACCTGTATAATCTATAAAATAGTAATCCAGGATAAAAGGAAAGCTAGGGTTGCGGACCCAACTTATCAATGCCGGGCTAGGCCTAATATGATTTTCATGAGCTGTCAAGAAATTAATTACTCTCCTACGATCATCTTCGCCGGGCCTATTAAACCGAAAATAACTACGATGAGTGTGTACCGGATTCTTTAGTTTGATAGTACCCATGGGCCTATCTACTTTGGCCTCACTTACTTTTATTTTATTAATGAACTCTAGATTAGCCAAATCTTTAATAAGAGTTTCGCTATTGGTATATAACCATATTACTCTATATGACGTATTGAATTTATAATCTTCGTTAGATGTTATCAATATATCGGCTAGTTCGTGTAGCTGTTGTCTGATTTTTAATGAAATATCCGGCGCCGTGTATGGTCGGGCACTCCTTGAATACTGTCTTCGGTACTCATTACGTCGATCAATCAAGCGATCAATATCGTAATGAGTAACAGGTCTGCTTAGTACTGTAATCTCATCCAAGGTGAAGGAGATACAGTAGTTAAACTTATCATAAAATAATCTATCTTTGAGCACAATACTCCTGTGCTCAAAGTGATTAAACGGTGGAAGATTCGCCATCAAGTAAAATAATTCCTGAGTTGTCGACAATAGCTAATGCGGGATTAGGTATGATGATAAAGTCAATTTGATCATTAACCATGTCCGCTGTAATTACACAGTCACTTAATCGTTCAAAGAGAATTTTCTTACTCAATGGTACGCGAATAAGTTCATCAATCTTACGATTTAATGGACGAGCACCCATCTTGTTATCATAGCCTTTTTCAACCAGCATGTCGATTACTGGCTCGGATAAGTTAAGACGAATATTCTTTGTGCTTAAACTGGTTTGTAGTTGATCAACAAATTTAACAACAATTTTCTTAACAGCCAGTGTATCTAGTTTCTTAAAGCGACAGATTTGATCAATACGATTACGTAATTCAGGTTTAAAGAAATCCTTCATTGCCTTGTGTTCTGATCCTGTCTTTTCCAGTGTCTGCCCAAAGCCAATGTTGTTATTCTCATTGTCGCGAGCACCTAAGTTACTGGTCATAATAATGATGCAGTTCTTCAGGTTAACAGTTTTACCATTGGCACTGGTGATGCGAGCTTCATCCAACATTTGCAACATAAGGTTAACTACATCCGGATGTGCCTTTTCAATTTCATCAAACAATAGGATTGAATAGGGATTCTTACTGACATCACTAATAAGTTTTCCACCACCCAGATTACCATCTTCAAACCCAACGTATCCTGGGGGAGCACCAATCAATGAGCTAACAGTATGCTTCTCCTGGAACTCGCTCATGTCATATTTTAATAACTGCATATCCAAATGCTCAGCCAATAACTTGGCCAGTTCTGTCTTACCTGTTCCTGTTGGTCCCAAGAATAAGAAGCTGGCAATTGGTTTGCTTTCATTACCAATACCCGAGAAGTTAATATATACTCGTTCCAATACTGAGTCAACGGCTTCGTCTTGTCCATACAATTTCTGTTTAATATTACCTTCCAGTTCCACAATATTAGCCGACCGTTCGTTTTGCAGACGATCCATGGGAACCTCGGTAACACGACTCAATTGTGCCATAATCATGTCTTTGGTTACAGTGGTAGTACCTGCATCTTTGACACGTTCTTTAGCACAAGCACCATCTAACAGATCAATTGATTTATCTGGGTTCTTGCGATCATGAATATAACGACCAGATAAATCCACGGCTGCTTTAATGGCATCTGTGTCAATTAACACATCATGAAATTTTTCCAAGCGAGGTGATAAGCCAATTAAGATCTGTTCCGTTACTTCTGAAGTAGGTTCATCAATAGCCACACGATGGAAACGGCGCATCAACGCACGATCCTTTTCAAATGACTCGTAGTATTCTTCCCATGTAGTGCTGGCGATTACTTTAAGATAACCTTTGGTAATTGCAGGCTTTAGCATATTGGCAAAGTCCAGCGATGACTGTGAGCTTGCGCCTGCACCCTTCATTGTATGCGCTTCATCTACAAACAGAATACAATTTTTCTTAGCTTCTAATGCACCAATGACCTGTTTGAATTTCTCTTCGAACTCACCGCGATANTTACTGCCAGCTAGTAATGATCCGATTTCCAAACTCCATACTTCATGGCCTTCCAGGAATGCGGGTACACGTTTGTTTACAATCTCTTGAGCAAGACCTTCTGCAATAGCAGTCTTACCAACACCTGGGTCACCTACCATCAGTACGTTAGCTTTAAACTTACGAGCCAGCACAGTGATAATTTCATCTAGTTCAGACGAGCGACCAATCATTGGCTCTAAATTATCTTCAATAGCCATTTTGGTTAGATTTGTACAGAATTCAGTTAGGATGGCGTCAGCTTCGGATGCACTTACTGCTGAGTCATCAGTTTTATAATTCTGCTGCCAGTATTCCAGAAACTCTGCTTTCTTGACCCCATACTTCATCAGGAAATAATGTGAGTGGCCATTGGTCTCACTCATCATAGCAAGATATAAATCATATGTGGTTAATGAACGTCGACCAGTAAACAACACCTGGGTCATAGCCCGATTAAAACAACGTTCAAGGGCGTTGGTTTTGCGCGGTTGGAATTCTGACTTAGTTGTAACTATACTAGTTAAACTGTTCAGATAGGCATCTAATTCCACATCCATCAGTACTACGCTTGTGCCGAATCCTTCCAGGGCCTTACGGAAAGGAGCATGTCGTACTAGTGCTAATAGCACATGTTCGGTTAACACGTACTCGTGATGTTTGTTCCGGGCTATTGCAACTGCTTGGCCTACAATTGATTCAATTTCTTTGTTGTTTTGCATGGTATCCTTTATCCAGTACCGTTATAGTATATAGTGAAAATATTTTAAATGCAAGTGATAAGACTATTTTTTCTGTTGATCTTTAATCAGTTCCGATAATTCAGAACTAATTGATTCCGGCATCTTGGCCTGAATCCTAATTAATAGGTCTCCAGTTTGGCCCTGTCTATTACGTAATCCTTTGTCTTTTAATCTTAATAAACTCCCTGGTTGAGTTAATGGAGGAATGCTAATAGTATATTGGTTGTTCAGTACATCTTTTACGATTGTTTCGCCACCTACTAAACAGTCCCAGATGGATACTGGTTGTTCGGTAATCAATGTTAGTCCATTACGTTGCCATTTGGGGTGAGGATGTATGCGGAAGTTAATAATTAAATCTGTATTGCCTGGGCCAATTCCCCCGTATTGCACATTGTCCCCATCATTGATTCCCATGGGAATTTCAATTTCAATATTCATATTACCGTGACCTCCGCCAATAGCCACTGTTCGTTTTCCGCCCGATGCAACATCCTGTAGAGTGATCCACAAGCTCATTCGTGTATGCTGTTGTCTTGGTGGTTGCCCGGGAGGATGATTTTGAAATCCCCTCGCCCCAAACATATTGAATATACTACCAAGATCGAATCCGCCCGGACCTCCGAATTCAAAATGCATGCCTTGTGGATGTGGACTATCATACTGGGCACGTTTTTGCTCGTCGCCCAGTGTTTCGTATGCTGTTTGTATGTCTTGAAATTTTTTGGTATCGCCACCTTTATCAGGATGATGTTGGCTGGCCAACTTGCGGTAAGCCTTTTTTATTTCATCCTGGGTGGCGGATTTTGCAACGCCTAATGTTGAATAGTGATCGCTCATAATATAGTAATTATACTATATTATGATTATTAATGCAATCACTTTTTAACTGGTTTAGCAGGAATCGCAGTACCTTTAAACTTTTTATGTATCTTAACATTTTTACATTGATGTACTTTCTTTCCTTTTACCATTACATCATGACAAACTTGTTTAGTTGTAGTAGCAGCATGCACCTGTGTTGTCATTGAAAATACAGCAACAGCCGCAATAGCAATCCAAATTGAATAGTGTAATTTTCTCATTTATAGATCCTTATTTTTTAACACAAACTTCATGTTGATTTCGTTCTCCACCTTCTATGTGGCATACATCACCTTTATTAAAAGTTGTGGTACAAGCTGTTACTGATAGCATTAATGTTACTAATAAGATTACTTTTTTCATTTATAGCTCCGGAAATGTTTGTGGGGGTCCTGCTGGTTTACCACCAA